GCTGACCAATTCCCGAACCCTGACCGAAAGGCGAACTGAATACCGGCGATCAAGCGCAGTTTGGTAAGCCCGCACCGAGGCATCCAACCGCGCCTGTGCTCCAAGCTCCCGCTGCGCCGCAGCTTCATTCAGGTAGCGCATCGGGTTGTCGCGCAACTCACACATAGGAAACCTCGTTTCCTGTGCACGCGCGGGAAAGCGGTGCAGGGTGAAGCCATGATTTGCCGCGCACATATCCCCGCATCAGCTGGCCCTCTTCATTGCAAGTTCGGCCACATCGCCGCAAACAAGGTGACGGAACAGGCCCAGCACGGCCCGTTCCGCCAATTCAGCCACCACTTGAAAGGACACAATGATGGCCGAGACGATGAAATTGGAAGAAATCCTAGAACGAGCCGCCGCGCGGGCGGAGGCGAATTCCAAAGCAATCGCCATGATTGCAAAAGAACTCGAAACGGCAGCGCCCGGTGCGGTAGGTCGCATTTCCGAGGCGCTGGATGCAATCGGCAGAGCCGAAGCGTCAACACCGGCGCGGGCCGAGGAATTTGCAAGGTTAATTCGTATCATCACTTCACCCTGACCATTAATCCGAAAAGCTGGCGCTTATCGTCTTCGCGACACGCTGCCCGATGTGGTCGATCTCATCACGAACCCCGGCTTCAATCGTCGGCTGAAGCCGCAGCTCTACCGCATCCGCGATACACTCGATCCGGTAATCCGCGTCGAACGCATAGCGGATGCGGTGGCGAAGTGTGCTTATCCATCCCCGCATCAGCTGGCCCTCTTCATCGGTTCGCCAGCATCGCCACCGGCAGATTTAATGAAATTGAACAGTTCATCAGGGCAGTCGATGCCGTCAGTGCGGCAAAGACTCTTCACCACCGCATACCACTTGGCAGGAAAGACGCCGGACACTGCGGCGTTGCTGATGGTGGTCGCGCCAACGCCAAGACTGTCCGCCATGCGCTTCCGACCAAGTTTGTCACAGACTTCGGATGTGTTTGTCATGACATCAAGTGATAGCCCATAAATTATGGATAGTCCACATCCATTTCGACTCCGGTTCATTTTTTTTGGACAAAGCGTAGAACTAAGCCATGGACATTGAACGCAAAGAGCACCTCGCCCACCGTGGCGACATGGGCGTGAAAGCAAGCGCTATTCGCGTGAAGGCGGCGCGGTACACGAGCGGCTTCGAAAAGCAGCAGGAATTCGCCCGCGCCTGCGGAATCTCAAAGACTTCTTACAACAATATCGAGAAGGGACTTCAGTTTCCGAACAGGGACGTGATGAAATACTTGTACCGCGCGCACCGGATTGACTTTAACTTTATTATGAACGGCGATTTCGCCCAGCTTCCCGCTGATGTTCAGCAGAACCTTTTCGACGCGCTCGAACGCGCAAATAGTGAATGGGATCAAACACAAGGTTAAGGTTCACACCGAACCAGTTTGCAACCATTGCCAATCTGTAAGCGAGCGGTTTCCGCATCCAACCCTCCATAGGCAGAACATTAGGGGAACAGACGCGCGGCGAAGCTGAAAAACACCGAACCGATTGTCCCCGACCAGCGTTCGCGGCAGGCACAACCGGTGCACCCGCAACCAACCACCCCAACATCGGCACAACTGGAAATAGATAAAGCGATATGAGACAATGCCTTAAGGTCGCGGATCCGGCACCAAAACGACAGGAGCGAGAATGACGGGAAACATGGTAATTATTGCGATGGTCAGCGCAATCATCTTGGCAGCTATCGGCATGCGAATTGCAGGCGGCGAACCTTGGAAGGGTGGGGTATTGGCCGTTGCCTTTATCATTGGCAGCATTGGCGCAAGCGTTGTCGCCCAAAGCCTCGTTCTGGCGTTCATTGCGGGTGCGGTGGTCGCGTCCATTGTCGCAGGGGCAATGAAGGTTCCGGCAAAGCAATCCGCCAATGCCTTGCTTGGATGTGTTATCGGTCACCTTATCCCCTTTGCCCTTATGTGACGCACTTCGGTCAAACCGTTCGGCGTACTTCTTGCGCTGGCGTAAATCCATATAAGTTGGATTTTTTTCTTGCAAGTCCATTTTTTTCTTGCAAGTCCATTTTTTTTGGATACTGTACCTTCATCGAACCGATGGAGGCACCTATGCGTGACACTGAAGTCCAGCCGCTTGTCAGCGATGACCTGCTGGCCGAACTGGCCAACCCCAACGAAAACCGCCAATGCGGCGACTTTGACGCGGAAACCCGCGCGCTATTGGCCATGGCCTTGCCTGAAATCTGCAGCGAACTGCTGCGCTGGCGTCAGGCCGCCGCGAACCAGCCTTTCGCGTTGGCGCTGGCCCTGCGGTCGGAAGCTATTGAGGCCCGACTGACCGATGCCCGCCGCGCCATCCGTGCCACGGACCTGACCCACCCCCGCGCCCTGACTGCCGCCTGCGAAACCCTGCTGCGCCATTCGACCGACGCCACTGAGCGCGCCGCCGCATCCGATGTGCTGGCGCAGATGCAGGAGGCCGCGTGATGGATGCCCTGCACAGCCGCCTTCCGGCCTTCCTGATGAACTTGGAACGCCTGTCCGCCGAAGGGCATATGGACGCCTTTGTGAACGAAGTGATGGAAACCTTCGGTCGGTTCGCCCCGCCCGCAGGCGACCGGACCCATCGGTGGGAACTGGACCTGCACGGCATCAGCGCCGATGGCGCGACCGAAGAAGAGGCGATGGCCAACTGGAAGCGTTTGGCCCGCCAGCAATGCAGGCTGGACGGCACCGAAGATGACGGATTCATCACGGTATACCCGCCCATCAAACAGATTGGGGCCGCGTGATGACAAAGCACGCAAGCCCCACACCCTTGCCGTATGAAACCGGCACCACTGCCGGGGGCGGACTGTTCGCCGCTCCCGGCGCTTTTTTCCGCCGGTTTCGCAAGTGTTCCGCAGGTGACACGGCCCAGCCCGTGCGCCCGCCGCTGTTTCCCGATCAGCAATGGTTGGTGACGTACATGCGCCCGAATGGCGACGTGGCCACCGAAGCCGTTCTGATTAACGGTGGCAACCTGCAGGCCGACATCGACACGCTGGCGCGGCTGGCGCTGCGCGAACAGCGTGACATCGACTGCGCCACCATCATCCGCATCCAGCTAGACTACCGCGCCACCCCGGCGCGGGCCGAACTGCTGGACCGCATCACCCGCGACTACAACGCCCGCCTTCGCTTCGAAGCGGAGTGCGGCTGATGGCAGGGCACCTGGTCAAATTGGCCATCCGCAAGGTGCGCAGCTTTGATGAACTCCCTGCAGCACAACAGGCGGGGATGTTGTCCAATGATGCGCGCTTCCAGCGCTTCGCCGGAATGCGCACCCTAAAGTCAGACATTCAGGTGACAGCAAGCGCCGCCGCCGAATTCATCCGCGTGTCGTGCGGGGTGACCAGCCGCCGCGATCTGAACACAAACGCTTTGGCCGCAAACCGATTTCATCAACTTCGCACAGATTTTGATGCGTGGTCGGGCCGCATTCCCGAACAAAGATAGGAAACCACTATGTTCTACAAAGACGAAAACTTGGCCCTGTTCATCGACGGCCCCAATTTCTATTCCACCGCCCGAGCGTTGAATTTTGACGTGGACTATAAGCGCCTGCTGGAAGCCTTCCAGACCAAGGGGCGGTTGCTGCGGGCCAGCTACTTCACCCCGCTGGCCGATACCGATGATCACGTGGCCATCCGCCCGCTGGTGGATTGGATGCAGTACAACGGCTGGAACGTGGTGACCAAGCCCGCCAAGGTCTTTGAAGGCGAAGACGGGCGCAAGCGCATCAAAGGCAACACGGACATCGAAATGGCGGTGGAAGTGATGAAGCTGGCACCGGCCATCGCGCATGCAGTGCTGTTCACTGGCAATCGCGACTTCGCCCCGCTGGTCGGCTTCCTTCAGGAACGCGGCACGCGGGTCACCGTGGCGTCCAGCATCCGCACGCAACCCCCGATGATTGCCGATGACCTGCGCCGCGCAGCTGACGCTTTCGTGGAACTGGACACCCTTCGCGATGCCATCGCCCGCAAAGCCCGCGACGGCGCTGCGGCATGACGGAACAAAGCGGCCCCTGTGTAGCGGCACCCACTACACAGGGGCCGCATGGAATTGGCCACAATAGCAGGCAAGCCATTGAAGATGTTGAGCCATTCGGGCTTCGCGCGGCTTGGCTGCATTTTGCAAACGAACTTGAATTGCGGCGCTTGGCGAAGCTGCACATGCGCATCGAACGCCGCAAGCGCGGGCTGGATGACCTAATCACAGAACGCCAGAAAATTATGAACCGCTGCATTCGCCGGATGCGCCGAACCCAAGGGAAAAACTAGATGCGACAGGTAAACCTACACCTGCACGACACCCACATTGGCATTTCTCAGGATGACCCGAACGATCCCAGCTTTCGTCGGGACATCTTTCAGAAGGTGATCACACACCTGCGCAAGCGCGGCTGGACGGTCAGCCCAGACCCGATGGTTCTCAAACACCACAAATGCATCAGCCCCAACTACAAGTTCGCACGTAAGGGCACTGTCAGGGCGCATCTGGAAACCGGCGGGCGCAGCTGCAAAATAGAATTTTGGTCAGACGCCGCACGGCGCAAAAATCCAAATGGCCCGCGCTACGACTTCGACAAATTCGACCGCATGCCGTATCTCGACCAAAAGAGGTTCCTGCTGGAACGCCAAAAGATCATTGATTGGCTGACCGGCGAATGCTGCGCCACCATCACGCGCCCCGTGAACCGAAAATCGCACCGCACCGCACGGGACTACATCGCCGCGCGATATGCCGAAAGCTGGCACTCTGACAAGGATCTAGGGCGACCGGTTTGCACATGCGCCCGCAATGCGCGGGCTGCGGATGGCGGCGCAGTCACGCACGGATGCACCGTTTGGTTTCGCGGCCATGACGGGCGGTGGCGGCGTGGGCAGGCGTTCTACAACATCAACAACATGTGGTGGGTGGTCGAAAACCGGTTCAACTGGCGCAACCTTGCGTGTTTTGAACTGCATCTGGAACAGCCCGCCGACCTGCGCGAAAAGCGCGATGACCGAAGCCGCCGCCGCGCCCTTGAACGCGAACTGAAACTTGCCCTGCAAGCGTCAAACTATGCCCGCGCAGACGTGGTCAACCACATCCTGTTTGGCGACGACGCGCCGCACTTCATCTGGTCCCGCAAGAACGATGCCTATTACGGCACGAATTACTGCGGTTACACCAGCAGCCAGCTGCAGGCAGGTCGGTACACCCGCGCCGAGGCCGAGGCCGAATGCCGCCGTGTTCCACACATTTTGGAAATGGTCTGCCCCAATGGCAATCGTGTCCGCTTCGACCAAGAGGTTGCAGCATGACCGCCCCGATGAAGCCCATCCCGATCAGCGCCGCCGAACGCATCGCGAAATCCTATGGCTATGACCAAGTGGTCATCATTGCGCGGCGCGTGGGCGAAGAACCGGAACCCTGCGGCGAACACGTCACCACCTACGGCCGGAACAAGGCGCACTGCGATGTCGCAGCCCGCATCGGTGACTTCCTGAAATTCAAGGTGATGGGGTGGGCCAAGGACAATGCGGAGTGACCAATGCCAGACCCCACGCTGCACGGCAATGGCTACACCTGCCCAGCCTGTGAATTGCGGCGCGAAGCCGACCGGCAGCGCACCGTCTTCGGTTCAACCGACATTCCCTGCAATCAGTGCAACGGCACTGGTCGCATCGCCAAAACCGCCGCGCAGATCGTCGCTGAACAGGTCGCATGGGCGCTGGAACACTATTGGAGCCAAAAGCGATATGCCTGACCATCCCCGCATCATCGAATTCGGTTATGTCAACTGGCGCGGCCAGTTCGCCATCCGGACGGTCACCCCGATCCGCATCTATTGGGGCGCGACCAAGCACCATCCGCAGCCGCAATGGCTTTTGGAGGGCTTCGACCACGACAAGAACGCCACCCGCGACTTTGCGCTGCCGGACTGCGATTTTGCGGCGCGTCGTGACGGTGAAGAGATAGCCTTCTGATGCCGGTGCAGTTCGCAAACCCCAAGGAACGCGCGTTCCAGAACCTGCTGGCCAAAGACAAGGTGCGCTTGCGCAACCCGCAGACAGGCGAACTGCTGCACCTGTCCGGTCAGGGCACCACCACCGATGTCACGTGGTCATGGCTTGGCTATCACCACCAAGCCGAAACCCTGCGCAGTCGCGCCGCCATCAGGGGCGAAGACTGGCCATTCGTGCCCATGCACCGCAACCTGCTGGACCCTGTACGGGAGGCGGAAGAATGAAGCGCCCGTTTTCACAATTCCTGCGCCTTGTCTGGATCGACTCTCGGCTTGAACAGGGCACCATCAACCGCAGCGACATTGCGGCAGCGTTCGGCATGTCCATCCCGCAGGCGTCGAACGACCTGAAGGCGTACCAGACAGACCACCCCGACCGCATCGAATATGACCACCGGGCGAAGACCTATCAACGCCCACACCGCGCGAAACCGGCTTACTCACAGCACCTGCGCCTGCAGGTTCAGACGACCGTGCATGCGGTGAACACGCATCGGGAGGCGGCGCAGTGACCCAACCGTCCGACATCCACGATGACCTGCAGCGCGTGCTGGCACTGGCGAAACGGGCCTTGACGGCACGCGATGACGCCGCCGCATGGTCGCGGGCACCTGAAAAACAGATTGGCCACCACGGGGCGTGCTGCGATGCGCTTTGGGATGAACTGGAAAGGCTGGTGCAGATCCATGATGGCACCACCCCAGCTATCGAACACCCCGCACTGCGCGAACGGCGGATTGCCAAGGAAATTCGCGGGCGCATCATTTCTGAAATCTTGGAAATCGCCCGCGACCGCCTCGAGACAACGATGGATGGTGCATTCGTTTGGGAAGAACCGGGGGCCTTAACCCGGCACGAAACCGAGGAACTCATGTGATGGCGGTCTATGTCGATGCACCCCGTCACCGTGTCGGTCGGATGGTCATGTGCCACATGCTGGCTGACAGCATGGAAGAACTGCTGGCGATGGCCGACCGGATTGGTGTGGCCCGCAAGTGGTTTCAGCCCGTCAGCCATCCACACTTCGACATCTGCAAAGCAATGCGGGCCAAGGCGGTCGCCGCCGGGGCCATCGAAGTGGACCGCCGCCAGCTGGTCGATGTGATGAAGCGATACCGCAGCAAGTGGTTCGCAGACCTTGAAGAACGTGCCGCAGTCGAAGCGGCGAAAGCCGCCTGCGTGAAAGGACAAGCCCATGGCTGAACAGTCGAAAATTGAATGGACAGACCACACGTTCAATCCGTGGGAAGGATGCCAGAAGGTCGCCCCGGAATGCGACCACTGCTACGCCGAAAACCGCGACCAAAGGTTCACCGGCGGCATCCATTGGGGGCCAAAGGCCCCAAGGCGCAGGACCAGCGCACAGAATTGGAACAAGCCGCGCCGGTGGAACGCACAGGCCGAAGCCTTCCACGCCACCCACGGGCGGCGACAGCGGGTCTTCTGCGCATCGCTGGCCGATGTCTTCGACAATGCCGTGGACACCAGCTGGCGCGAAGACCTTTGGGCGCTCATTCGTGAATGTGACCAAGTGGATTGGCTGCTGCTGACCAAGCGCCCACAGAACATCGCGAAGATGTTGCCGCCGGATTGGGGGGATGGCTGGCCTCAAGTATGGCTTGGCACCAGCGCCGGGACACAGAAGACGGCAAACCAGAATATTCCGCATTTGCTGAAAACGCCCGCCGCCGTTCGTTTCGTCAGCGCTGAACCGCTTTTGGGAAGCATAGACTTTGCCGAAGTTCCGAAGGGGAAAATCAGCACAAACATCACCATTTGTTTCGGCGCATTGACCGGCGTCGATGGCCTTGGCCAGAGCGGCCCGCGCATTGATTGGGTGATCTGCGGCGGCGAAAGCGGCCCGAATGCCCGCCCGATGCACCCCGATTGGGCGCTGTCACTGGCTAACCAATGCGCTGAAGCAGATGTGCCATTCTTTTTCAAGCAATGGGGTGAATGGTTACCCTGCACACCTTCCGCGCAAGAACCGTTTTGGGATTGGGCAAACGGCGATGGACAGATTGACGCCCACCACTTTCCCGACTTCGCATGCTGGCCAGACAACAAAGGCTGGACGGAAGACGTCGGTTGCCTACTGGAGGACCAAGTTTGCGTTGCGAAGAAGGTTGGTAAAAAAGCCGCCGGGCGCATGCTTTATGGTCGCGAATGGAACGAGGTGCCACGCGGCCCGCTGGAAGGGGACGCGCCATGCCAGCCATGACAGCCGAAAAGAAAGCCCTGAACTACCTGAAAGCCTTCGAAGCCGAAGGGAGGGTTGTCAAGCGCGTGGTGATCGAGGGAAAACGAATCGAGTTAGAATTAGAAACGGAACCGGAAAACCTTTCGGAATTTGACAAAGTGGATATGCGATATGACAAAGCGGGAGCTTCCTAAATTTATATACCGACAACGCAATGGTCTATATTTTCAGCGGCGCGGTTGGCCTTCGCAAAAGATCAAATCGGACTTCGGAACACCTGAATTTTGGGCCGAATATGCCGCCATCCTGAAGGGTGAAGAACAGCCCAAAGTCCTGCGCCGCAGTTTTTCCGCGCTTATTCGCAGCTACCACAAGTCGCCGCGCTATCGGAATTTGAAGCCTCGCACAGCGATGGATTATGACAAATACACCGCCTTTATTGACGAACGGTTCGGGCCGCTGAACCCGGCCAACCTGCAGCGCAAGGATGTCATTCGCCTGCGCGACCAGAACGCCGAAAAGCCGTACTTCGCGAACTATGCGGTGAAGGTCATCCGCATCCTGATGGAACATTGCATCGACCTTGGCTGGCGCACAGACAACCCCGCCAAGGGCGTGTCGCTGCTGAAGGTAGACACTGACCCACGCCTGCCATGGCCGCAAAGCCTGATAGATGATTTCCGCAAAGCCGCGCCCCTTGGCACGCGCGAACGCTTGCTGATGGAATTGTGCCTTGGGTCCGGCCAGCGCATCGGTGACGTGCTGGAAATGCGGTGGGGCGACATTCAGGACGGGGGAATCGCGGTCAAGCAAAACAAGACCGGCAAACGGCTTTGGGTGCCCATCGTGCCCGCGCTTCAGGAAGCGCTGGACGCGGCACCGCGCCGGTCGCTGTTCATGCTGACGAACCACCGCGCGACCAACCGCTGGTCATATCGCGGCGCTTCGCAGGCCATTCGGAAGATCAGGGAAGACATCGGGGCGCTGGATTTCGACATTCACAGCTGGCGCTACAACGCGGCATGCGAACTGGTCGAAGCGGGATGCAACGACGAACTGGTGGCCGCAGTGACCGGCCAAAGCCCCAAGATGGTCGCACACTACACCCAGCAAATCCGTCAGCGCGTGCGGGCAATCGAAGCCCAAAGCCGCCGGAAAAAGCCGTGACTGTTCGGCAGCCCGCGTTTCAGAAAACGGGCCAAAACGCGGGTGGGCCGCGCAAGATTTTGCTGAGCAATGATCGGATCGAAACGCCCCGAAAAGAGCAATCATCGAGGGCTTCATGCACCCCCAAAACCCCCTATGTCCTGATCACCGGAACACATGAAAAGGACAGACCGATGACCAACGCCAAACCACGCCGCCAAGCCATTGACGCCTTTCTGGCCGCCAAGGCCGACATCGACCAGATGCTGGCCCGCCTCGAAGCCCTGAGCGCCGATCACTTTGACGTCCACCCGGACGAGGTTGACTGGGGCCACGTTGGCACCCTTGACGACTACCGGACCAAACTCCGCCAGATTACGGACGCCGCCTTTAAAGAGGGTGAACACGCCCTCTGATCCGTCGGGGAAGGGCTTTTAAACGCCTGAAAAACGAACAGAACAAAAACAGAATGCTTAGACATTTGCTTAGACGTGATTTCACACTAAAGTATAAATTCCGCTAAGTACTTGATTTTAAATGGAGGCGAGTACCGGAATCGAACCGGTGTACACGGATTTGCAAGAGATGGAATGCCACTGATTTCGCACGGCTTTTCGATTAGACTAAGCCGGAAATATCGCGGAACGTATCGTGAATGCCTAGAGGCTCTTTGGGGCGTTGTGGTGCCGCTAACTGGCCACATCACAAAACAGTTGCGTGCAAGGACACACCTAACTGAAGGGTCGAAATATCCACTTCCCTTGCCTTCCATTAAGTAACTGGCGATAAGAGCCGTAGGTAACTCAACGTCTAGTGGTGTTAGTCGCTTTTAAGGCCCGAAGACGCAAACTCGGACCAACACGAATTACGGAAGCAAGTTTAATATGCCGACCCTAAAAATTGATCTTTCAACCAGAATTCTAAGCGATGACATGAAGGTGTTTTTGGTCCACCCCGGAGCCAGATATGCCTTCTACAATACCGTGCTGGAGCATAGCGTTCTGCCTGCAGACGTTCCATTCTTGAGTCTTGAGAATGGCAAGGGTGTTCCGGAACCAGATGGAATTGGCCCAATGCTTGAACGCGCGCGCCAGATGCGAAAGTGGGCAAAAAGGCCGCTGGTGGAAGAGAACAAACCCCGCCCCCCTATGGATTTGGATTTCTACCGTTTTGGACTTGAGACAGAAGCGGGAGCCCAAGGCGCTAGAACAAAACTTCGGAATTCTGCGCAAAAAATCCTTTGGTCAATACCGGAAAAGTCCCTCATTGTAGTGCCCTCTCAGCGCATCACCGAGCATGCGTTGATTGCAGAGGCTGGCCCACGTGAGGCTGACCGCCAAATAGTGGGTGGGACTGACCAGTACAATGGAATGAAGTTTCTGGCCCGACCACTTATCGGTGTCAAAAAAGTACCAATGCTTAAACTGCCCGGATCTGTGGTCGCCAGCGCCCGAAGTCCCAGCATTGTAGAAGAAGTAGACGGCCATGCCGAAGACCAATTGCTTCGCCTCTACTATGGTGATTACCAGCGTGACAGTGAGTATGTGGCAGGGGTGATCGCCAACACCGACGATTTTGATTCAATGGTATTGGGTCAAATGATCGACCTGCATGTTGCAATCCAACATTTCTTGGATACTGGATCTGTCCTACAACCGGGGCGCGCGCTGTATGACAAGAACGTCGATAAGGCACCAAGACTTCATGCGACGATCAACAGCCCTGACGGTCGCGCATCACTTGAGTCCAGCGGAATAGCTACCTTTGCTGTCAAGCTACTGATGATTGTCGCAGCCAGCGGGGTTTCGTTGTCCATCGCAGGTGACCTCATCGCGAACGAGAGTGTCATTTTGGAAAACTCGGCACAGCAGATGGTTGATCCTGAGCTGATGATTGCCAGTAAGAACGCTCTTGTCGATTTTTTCGCAACATCTGGATATTCGAACTATAATGAATATCTTGAGGCACTACAGAACGGCCTGGAACGAAACGCGACAACCCCAACAGGAACGGCTGTTATACAGCCTTGATTTCAATGACTGCTGACGAGAACAACACCACATGGCTACACACCATGGTCTCTGTATGGGACAAGGTGCGGTCGAATCGTATTGTGCGCGCCATTATATGGTTGCGTTGGGTAATCACAGTAGCGGGCTTCCTCGCTACGATGCTTTGGTATTCCTATCTGGAGGGACAGGACATCAGCGGCGACCTGTCCGCTGACTACGCGGCCGTGCAAAAGGCGCAAAAAACACTGCTGGATGACAGTTTGCTCCTTCATCAACAATTATTGAATCCCAAGGCCAGCGTGGATCTGGATGCAGAACTGTCTGAACTTAGGGAAATGTCACGGAATACCATCGGATCGCTAGCTGGACTAAGAGCGCCAACCAATAGCCTTGCAGAAGCGCAAATAGAGTATCGCAAGGCCCTCGAGCAACTCATTGCGACAGCCAATCGTTTGGAGCGTGGCGAAATTCAAGGCATGGCTGGCACGCTTCAAAGTGGACTGCAGGGCGTTAGCAATGCGGGCGGGAAACTCAACCAGATGGTGCGAAACTTTCAGGGTGGCATGTGGCCACAGTTAATGGGTTCAATTTTCTAAAACAAAAGTTTTGCGTCGTATACCACCTTTGAAATGTAGGCTATTCGGACAATCATGCTGAAATGACCTCATTCTGGTATCTGATGACCCCAAGTGACCACATCGAACAGCAGCTGCGGCGACAGGCGCTGCGGGTTCGGAAGACCAAGCGCTGCAGCGATGATTTCCGAACAGAACCACCGGTCTTCATCATGGCGACCGAACGCCAGAAGATGCGACAGCAGCAGCCCGGTGTAGTCATACCGGGAACCGATGCGCGACCGGATGAAGTCCGCCGGACCATCATCGTCGATGGCCAGCTGGACCAGATCCCAATGCGCAGGCTTCAGCACCATCATCTTCGACCGCACGCCGCCGTCGCGCCCGGATGATGATAGGCATTCAAGCGGCTGACCAAAATCAGCAGCACCTGCGATTAATTCCACGTGGCTATAGCGACCACGGGTCGCGAAACGAATTCCCGCATCCTGAAGCCGATGCCACGGGTTGGTCGCGCGCCCCTTATAAAAGGCCAGAGTGATCATTGCGCGGCACCCCGGCGAAGCCCCGCCTGCAACTGGTCGTACCACGCAGCGCAGCGCGTCGTGCGGGCGTTTTGCTGGAACAGCGCAGCGTCCGCCTTTTGCGCCGCGACATCCAGCCGGTCGCCGCCGCGCACGCCGGAAAACGACAGACGGCGGCAATCGGCGGGCAGATCGGGCAACAGCCCCTCGGCCTGCACCTGCCCGACCGCCTCACCAGCCGCCTGCAGGCGCGCGACGTCAGTTTGCCCGCAACCGACCAAGAAGATCGGCATCGACAGCGCAATCAGGATTAACTTGGGTGTCACGTTCATACGCCTCCAGTTCGGCGGCAAAGCGCAAGGCTTCACCGGTTGCAGCCTGCACCTTTTTCTGCAAACTTTGGCTGGCCTCATACGCCGCAGCTATCCTGCGGCGCATCGCATCCAGTTCGGCCTGCACTGCGGTCAGCTCGAATTCGCGCACGAACCCCTCGCGGGCCGCGCTGACCGCTTGTCGCTTGTCATAGACGTGCCAGCCCCACAGGAGCGCGCAGCAAAACACCGCCAGACCGGCGCGGCTGGACAAAAGTCGCCAGCCATAGCGACAAACAATCGACATCATTGCTGCACACTCCCAGAACGTGAACGCGACACTGCCTATAACAGGCTGGTGCGGACTTTTCGGTTTGACAGGATCAATTCCTTGGCTTCGCACCCGTCGCCCTTTGCAACTGTGTAAGTCAGGGACACCTCTTCGATCTCAAACCCCGAAAAAATCTGTCTAATTTCTGGAACGTCATTGATCGACATTACAAAAGCACCCTTGATTGAGCGCAAGGCAGTCGCCATGGCCTCAAAATCTGACCGCGCGAACATGTCTTTGCCATAGTCGGCCTCGCCGCCCCAATATGGCGGGTCGAGATAAAAAAGCGACTTTGGGCCATCGTATCGCTGCACGACATCTAGCCACGGCAAATTCTCGAAGACCACGCCATCCAACCGTGAATGCGCGGCATCCAGAATCGGCTCAAGCTTGGTCAGACTGAACCGAGGGGCGTGCGACGGTGACACTCCAAATGTGCCGCCCACCTTGCCGCCGAAAGCCAGCCGCTGAAGGAAAAGGAAGCGCGCGGCGCGCTCCAGGTCGGTCAACGTTGACGGGTCACAACGGCGCAGGCGCTCAAATTCGGCACGCGACGATATTTGAAACCGCATCACCTCCATGAACTGCGGATAGTGGCGCTGCAAGATGCGGAAAAGGTTTGTGATTTCGCCGTTCAAGTCATTGGCGACCTCACACTTTGGGCGCCATGCGCGGCGCAAGAAAACGCCGCCCATACCCACGAATGGTCCAATATAGGTATCATGCGGAATGCGGTCGATCCGCGCGATGATCTTGCTGTGCAGCGCCTTTTTACCGCCCAGCCACGGAGCCACAGGTGTAGCGGGCGACACTTTTGTCATTGTTGTCATTTCGATTTCCAGAGATGCTGCCCGCACTCTCGCGAGAGTCGGGCGATGTTTTCTGGAACGTGCATCGGCGCAGCTTTTTTCAAATCAGACTGCGTGGTTCGGGGTGTTGGTGCACCCCGGCCCCCGCCAAGGCGGGTAAGACAGGTGTTTTGGGTCAGGATGTCACAGTCCGCGCAGGCACAGCGCGATTTCCTCGGCGCGTCGATTGACAAGGCCACGCACAACGCGACCACCGGCCTTGTTCCACCAACCGAGCGCGGTGCAGCCGCCCGCCACATCGCCCGCGTTCAAGCGGCGCGTGGCGGTGGACCGACCGGCACCGCGAATACCGACGTTATAGGCCAGCGACACATAGGCTGCGTCCCGATGTGGCGTCAGACGGGTGGCACTGGTTGCGTCGGTGAAGTAGCCATGCAGCCCAGCCCGAAAATCATTGGCGAGACGCTGCTCCAACTTCGTCCGGCACTCCGCATCGGTCGCCCGGTCCCCCAAGCGCACCCCGCGCGTTTCGCCGAAACAAAGCGTCGGCACCCCAACGATATCCAGATAGGCACAGTGCAGCGCCGGGTTGTCTCGACAGCGATGCTCGCCCTCCCACTTGGTCACCAATGGTACCAGAACCCGCATGGTGGCCCGCTCTGTGGTCTGGGCCATCGCTTGCGCGGCTACCAGCAAAGTGCCGATCACGACAACGCCGAGAACAAGCCGACGCCGCAGCGCACTTTCGCGGGGCTGCAGGATCAACCGACCCAAAATGCCCAGCACGATGACCCAGATTTGCAGGGCCGACCAAACGGCGGGATTTGTGTCGCGCTCTGCAATCAGGTAGATGACGTCGGGCGCGACAGTGATCGCCGCAAGGATATAGAAGGCCCAAGCGGTATAGGAACGCAGGACAATCGCCCGCCAGTCTTTATCAAGCATAGCAGCTCTCCATGAAACGGCCCGCGTGGGCGGGCGATGGGTTTTAGGGTAAAGTCGTCAGATGCGCCGCAGGATTGGCCGCAACAGGAAATTCAGCGCGACCAGTGGGAAAAGGTAGGGAAAGCGCAGCCGATAGCCCTTAGCCTTCAGGACGCCGCGCGACACCAGCTGTCGCTGGATGTTATCGGTCCAGCCGCGTCCACGCCGCCAAAGAACCGCATGGCCCGCGCCACTTGGCGACAGGCAATGCCAAAGCAGGTATTTGAACGTGATCAGCGCCCACCAGAAGCGCAGCATCGACCGGCCTTCATAGAGCCAAATCAACGTCAGCGAATAGTCTTCGCAGTCGCCCGCCACAGGACCATCGCCACCCATGATGCGCCAGCTTTCGCCTTTGTCCGCACGATAGGTGAAGCGCCCATTCAGAGACGCCTGAACAGCATCAGCAGCCATTGCCGCCTCCTTTTATATTTTTAGCTTTTTCGGGCTATCCAGCCCTCGAATATAGCGGCAGCGCCGCGAGGCCCGAGGTAGGAAAGAACTGCGATAATTCCGACTTTGACTGTGTTTTCAAAGCCCATGTAATCCCCAAGGGAATCACCAATCAGCGCCATGCCTACGGCCAACGGAACCTCCCAAATCAAATCCACTGAAAAGAGGTTTCGCCGCTTTGCGCGAACCTCTCCAGCATGGAACATGGCCCTGCCGATAAAAGCTGAAACTAGTGCAGTTGCGGCCCCGCCTATTGCATTGCTGATTGCCTCAATAAGGCCCGTTTCCGGATCAATCATACTGTCCCCTTGACTGTTATTCGGCCTTTAATTTGCCCGTGAAGGCGGTGCGCAGACCGCCGGATTTCGTGAAGGTGTGCGTCACCCGGTCAAGGATGAATTCACGGCCATCGACCAGCGGGCGTACCCCCGAATAGATGACAGGCTGACCCGCCATCAGCGCCGGGCGACCGACGATCGAACACCCGGTCGCAATCAGGCCCCGCATCATTTCGCGGGCAGCGGCCTTGGCGGCAGCGGTTGCCTCTTCTTTTGAGCTGTACGGGTCGCGCAAGACGTGTTCACCGCTTGCTTCTTGGTCGGCATCCACGATGACTTCTTGCCGCTTCGCACCCTTGCGGTCCTGCCAGTAGGCTTTGACAGTTGCGAACCGGTCCACATCGGCCTCGGAAACCTGACATGATCCTTCGATGATGGACGGCACAAGCACCAGCGATGGCGGAATGGCCGCACCGTCTGCCGTTTTTCCCGTGCCGCGCTCCAACCAAAGAAGCGTGCCGTTCTTGATGGTGAACAGCGCCCCATGGCGCTGCGCCAGACGTTCCAGAAAGTTCAGGTCGGATTCGTCCTGCTGCCCGATCCATTCATAGACGTGACCCGACACCGAACCGGAAATCTTGGACTGCAGGCCATAATCGCTGGCCTTTTCTTCCACGATGTCTTTCACCGACGCATCGTCCCAATGCTTGGTCTTGTTCGCCTTCATTTCTGACCGAAGGTCAGCCGAATGCCCCCTGACCGTGATGGTGTAGGGCAGGCACGCGAATTCCACCCGGTCGATGATATAGGCCCCGACAAACCCGCCGCTGCTGCCATTCAGGATGGTGACAGTGACAACCGCCCCACGCCGGGGCGACTGGAAATGCGGTGCCGCATCATTGAAAACCAGATCCAGCGTGTCAGACCGGATGCCTTCGCGGTCGGTGATGGTCAGGCTGACAAGCCGATCAAAGAACGCCCCCGACACGGGCACACCATCGACAGTCACCAGAATGCGCGGATGCGTCATCAGTCCCACAACCTCAATGGCTGGCCAGCTTTATCCTGCACCACCATGTCGGGCAGGGTGATTTCAGTGCCAACCGGCAACCGGTGGGCCACGTTCTTGATATGGGGGTTCGCCTCGAGTACCCGCTCAACCGCACCCGCCTGTGCCCCATATTCGCGCAGACAAATCAGGTCCAACGCATCCCCGGCGGCGGTCACGTAAACACTGGCCATCAGAAAATCCCCAGCAGTGACAACAGGCTGAACCCGGCCCCGATGCGCTTCACTTCGATGGTGAAAGCATTGCGGCCCGGCGTGCCGTAGCGGTCATGAAACGCGCGGTCTTCATCGACCTTCTGGATGGCGTGACTGCCAAAGACCTTGCCACCCAAGGACACCAGCATCAGCGGCACCCCGGATTTCGCGGCCAGCCGCACGCCTTCGAATGTGCCAGCGCCACCGAATTCTTGCGGGAACAGCACGCCATTGATGGTCACCACTTCGGTGCGCGGGCCGGTCCACTGCAGGGCGTTCAGCCGTCCCGCAGTTTCGATTTCGGCCCACGTGGTGTCCAGCTTACGCCCGACTCCGGTGTAGCCGAAGCCGTGGGCACGAAACATGAATGGCCCCAAGGCCATGGTCACAGGTCCAGCCATGTCACCCCCTTAGTCGGAAAAGCTGGCCGACATCGTGGCCGCGACACGCTGCCCGATACGGTCAGACACAAGGTCTGCAATCGCGTCAGGGTCGGATACGCCAGACGGCACATGCACAGTGAAGTTTTCAATCTGCACCGTCACAGCCCCCAAACCGGGCTTTGCAGCCTGCGCAGGCTGCGCTGCGACCGGTGCCGCAAGTGCCGAACCGGTCAGCATCGCAAGGCTGGCAGCGCGAAGCCCCTGCGCCCCACGATGCAGCCGCGCCAGTTCTGGATTGCGACCGACAGCACGCGGGGCAATACTAGGCAAATGCGACCGGAAAGCCGCCTGCGCCTGACCCACGTTCAGGACGCCGCCCGATTGGCTTGGTACGAACCACTCCGAACGCGGGGTGTTTTCGTTCACCAGATAGGGCAGACCCATCCGGACTGGCCCACCACCGGCGCGGGCACCGGCGGGCTTGGGTGTGGGCGCGCCACCAGCACCCGACGAAGGCAAAGCGCGAATGCCTGCCGCAAGCTGCTGCACTTTTTCCATCGCACGGTCGATGGACTCGGTGTTGATTTCCGGGGCCACTTCAGTTCCATTCAGAACCTGCAGCGCCTCGGTTAGCTGCGCAGACTCCGTTTCAGTGCTTTTCAACCGATCTTCAGCACGCCGCAGCCCAGCTTTCACGGCATCCAGCTCACCTTGCGCCTGCATGCGAAGCGGGTTGGTGATGCCACTGCCGAATTTTGGGGTGGCATCTAGCGCCGCCTGCGCGGCCTCGACCTCCGCCCGATACGCAGCCACCTCTTCGCGCAAGTGCGCGATACGATCAGGGGTCGGCAGACTGTCTTCACCGGCATATTGATAGACAGTATTAGCCGCAGCCCTTACGCCGGGGTCATTCGGCAGCAGCGCCGGTTCGACAGGCGGCGGCTTTCCATGCACCCACTCAAACGTGCGCTCATAGCCTTCAATCAGATGGCTAATTCCGGGCGCGTTGCGGAAAAACTGGTCCATCGACCGAACATTGTTTTCCTGAAACGCCGCAAGGTGTTCTGGGTTTTCCGGAATATTGCGCATCGCAAGATAAGTCATCGCCCCGGCGGAAAACGCGCCCCACCGAATGCGCCTCATAGCCCGATTGTGTCGCCTCTCGATAGCGTCGATGTGACCAACGGCACCACGTCTGAAGTCGGCAAAATCCGCAAGATGGCCCGCTAGACTAGGGCGGCCCAACCTCAATCGGCGACGATTCAGGCGACCTATTTCGGAACCCATACCCGTCAGATCGCCCGCAGCAAAGGCCGCACGTGCCCCAAACCCGACCAGCCCAAAGCGTAGCACCGCTAGTGTCCCGATCAGGCCAGCGGCGGCTGTCAGCAACGCACCACCCGTCACTGCCATCGCACCAAGGGCCGTGGCACCAAGGAACAGCGTCTTGACCAGCTTGGGGTTTTCTTTCTTCCAGACAATCATCCGCTCTACGATGGCGTCTGTTTTTTGAAAAAGGTCGGTCAGCGATTCCAGAACCTCCGGTGGAAGCGAAAACAGTTTACCGACAGATTCCCCAAGTTGCGCCTTGGATTCGTTGTAAGTGTTAATCGCATTTTCGAAATCGGCATCCACCACACCGTCAGCAGACAATGCGGCCTCTTTGATGCGCCGGTATTCTTCCAAGTTCGGAATCATGGCCCGCAGGAAGTCCAACACCTGCTTGTCACCGAACAGTTCACCCATTTTCAGCGCATCGCCGCCTGTCAGGTCATCAATGACCCCAAGCATGTGTTCGAACGGGGACACGCCGTTTTCAGCCGCCTTGCGAAGTTCATCTTCGATACTCACGCCCATCTTGGCAAAGCGTCTGACTGTCTCTGGCGACGTCAGCTTGCCCAAGAAATTGGACAAATTGGTGGCGGCTTGATCTTCAGAACCAGCCGATTTCATTGACACCTGAAGGGCAGCGGTCAACTGCGTCAGCGAATCCACGCCCTCCATTCCAAGTGCCCGCGCTCCGGCAGTGATTTCCGGCAGTTTTCGGGCCATAGCATCTAGCTCGAAGCCACCTTCCTTGCCGCCCTTGGCCAGCACATCAAACCCCTTGCGCAGCTCGCCGGGCGCAATTTTGAGGTTGTCATACAACGCAAAGCCCGACGCGCCCATTTCATCCAGCGGCGTCTTGGTGGCCTTCGCAGCCCGACCCACCGCAGGAAACGCTGCAAGCGCCTCCTCAAAGTCCATACCTTTGCCGACCAGCACACCAAGGCCACTCAGCATTTCCGAGACGCTACTCTTGGTAACATCCCGCAGCCCGTCCAGTTCTTCACGCAACTGGACCAGGCGCGTGTCATCAATGCCGGTCAGGTTTTGGAAGTCGGCAAATTGCTCTTCCAGATCGCCAGACCGATTCGCGACTTGTGACAGCGGCGTCAGGATGCGCTGCCCCGTCGCGGTCGCCGCGCCACCCACAAACGACAGGTTCCCTGCCGTGGCGAGCGACTGATCCATGCGCCTGCGCCCATCCGCGATCCGGGTCTGCATCGTTTCTAGGCGGCGCATACGATCCATCTGGCGGCGGAAAGCAGGCGCGGCGTTGTCCAGCGCGGTCGCCAGCCTGTTCTGCTCGGCCTTCAGGTTCGATGTATCGACTCCGGCCTCTTTAAGGTCGGTGCGCAATGCCCCCAGCTTGCGCCGGTGCCGCTCATGAAGAGAGTGCATTTTGTTGACGTTACGCTTGGCCGCCTCGAACTCGCGGCGCATCGAATCGGTGATCTGCCCGCCTGACGATAGTTTTTTCTTGGCGCGTCGCAAACGTTCCTGAGCTTGCACCAGCGCGTCTGCGTACTGATTTGCCTTTGCTTTCGCCGTCCTGAAATCTTCTATCAGCTTCAGGGGGCCGCGCATGTCCTGCAGGCGGCTCATTTCGGTGCGCACGCCATCGGCAAAGCGCCCGGTCACAGCACGCATATTTCGCAGCCTGCCGGAATACTCGTCTACTGCTTTAATGGTCAGCTGTGTCTCGATACGCTTGGTCGCCATGGGTCGCACGCTCACGTTGTAATTTCAGGAGGAAATGCCTATACTTAGGCTATGGAAATTTTTGCGATGATCTTTGCCATCTTTATGATTGCCGCCGCCGTCGCGGCGACAATCCTTGTGGGCATGCTTGCAGGCGGGCTTTGGGGCGCACTGGCCTTCGCAGTACTGCTGGTGGTGACCTATCGCGCCATGACGCATCAGAGCGGACCAACCCGCCCGATGAAGCGCGACCAGCTGAACGCCTTCCAGCGCCCGCTGTCCGACGACTGACCCTATTCGAACTTCAGACGGGTTGCCTCCCACACATCGCGGGCCGTATCCTGCCAGATGTGGAATTCACTGACCTTCATGGTCAGCACCTGCGGAAGCGGGGTCGCCAGCGCCTGCGCGACGAACCCAGCGGCAAAGCGCAGGTCTTTCGCTACTTTGCCGCTTCCCCGTTTCCCACGTCAGTTCCGGCATTAAGACTTTCGTGGTAAGGGTCCACGACACGTTGCCGGATTTTGGCATAGTCACTGCCCTTCACCTTCAGCAGCACGGCGCGTTCAATACCCGCCATCCCCGCCAATAGCGCGACAGTTTGGTGGGCAAGGGTTTCTTCCTCTTCCACCGCGATCATCGTGCCAAGGTCCGGTTCATCGAACACCAGCTTGTCGATGGTCTCGCCATCAATGGTGACGGGGCTCTGAAGGGTCACTTCAATGGGATAATCCATGATGCCTCCTTACAGCAGCAGCGCGGCGCGGATGTCGCCGGTCTGGCTGACGCCGCCCACCGAGAAATCGAAATCGTCAATCTCGAAGATTTCCGACCCGTCGATTTCCAGCTTGGCATAGTTCTGCACCACGGTGCACTTCAGTTCGGCCTTGTCGCCGGGCTTCCAGTTCCCGGCATCGCCCGCGACGAGGCGACCGCGCACGTAATAAACGGCACTGTGCGTCACACCGTCTTCATCGACATGGGCACCGGTGACCATGAACGGGTGTTCCGTGCCGGGCTTACCGGTCATCAGCTTCAGCGTGGCCGGGTCGAAGGCGGTCAGGGTGAATTCAAGGTCATCATGTTCATAGCCCATGCTGGCCTTGCGTTCCTTGATCATGCCGCCGTTGCGGAAATTTTCGGTCTTTTCCTTCGGCATCGAAATCGACACTTCGGAAAACTGACCGACCTTCACGTCTTCATTGGCCCACAGGGCGCAGTTCCGCAGGATGTAAGCGGGGGTGGATTTCATGGCTGTTACTCCTTGTCAGCGCGATGTTGTGGCCCGAACGCGACCTTCGCCGCATTCGGGCTATTCGGTCACCGGGGCGGGGTGGCTTATGCCGCCGCCTTCAGCGCTTCCTTGGTCAGTTCCAGATAATACTGGATGTTGCGGTGCGCGATGAACCGGATGTCTTCCATCGGCGCGGGTGGTTCGAATTCCATGGACAGCGTGATCTTGCCCGCCGCCATTTCGGTCGGCTCGTTCAGGGTTTCGTCAATCCAGACGCGACCGCCCAGAATGGCACCGGATGCCTTGAAGGTCCGCATCGCCGCGTTGCCGCTTTCCAGCATGAACTTCAGGTTCGCCGCCGAAAACGGCTTGTCCACGAATTCCAGATACGCCTTTTCGATGGCCTCGTTGATGAAGTCCGCCGTCCGGCGCACCGACAGGAACACCCACAGGTCATCTTCAGTCGCGGCACGGTTGCCCCACGTGATGAACCCGGACCCCATGTTGATGATGGTGCCCACGTGGTTTTCGTTCAGGTAGTTCGCCTGCAGCCCGTAGGTCACGGTGCGGGACGCGCCGCCGATGCCGTTGATGGCCTTGTTCGACAGCGAATGCCAGAAGCCCAAATTGGTATCGACGCGGGCCTGCACACCAGCGAAGCGGGCCGATGCAGGGCGGGCAACATAGGCGCTGGTGGCCGTATCCCAAACCAGCACTTTGGGGTCCACGACATAGACGCGCTGCGACCCGATCAGGTTGCGATAGGCGATGGCATCCGCATCGGTGGTGTCGGGACCATCGACAAAGGCCACGGCCTTCAGCTGGTCCAGCACACCGACCAGTTCGGCCACCACCGGGTTCGCTGTCACACCGTCGCCGCTGGTGAAGCCCGGAATGGCGATCAGGCGGGGCTTGATGCCCAACTGCGCTTCGGCCTTCTTCAGCGCGTGCACGCCGGTCAGTTGCGTGGCATCGCCCACCAGATTGGACATGGTGGAAGCGGCGTCCACACCCTCTTCGACGCGGATGACGATGGTGTAAGCACCGATCTGGTCAAACACGTCATCGACCGCATCCTTCAGGGTGCCGGTGTCGCCAAGGCCCGCCGCATCCGTGGGCGCGCCCTTCAGCAGCACCGGGGTGTTCAGCGGGAACTTGGCCGCGTCCGCATCTGGCGCAGTGCCCAGAAGGCCGACAACGGCGGTTTGGGCCACTTGCACCAGAACAGGGGTTTCATTGGATTCCGCCAGTCGCGTGCCGTGGTGGAAACTTGCAAAGCTCATTGCTTTCTCCTTTGCCAAAAGAAAACCCGGCACGCATCTGCCGGGCATGACCCGGCTTCCGCCGGTGTCGGGTTATGGGCCAGACGGCCCGGTCAGTAGCTTGCCGTGACCGCCAAGCCGTTCTTGCTTCAGTCAACCAGACTGAAACGAAGCGATTGCCGCCTGAACGTCTTCGTTCAGTTCAGAAAACACTTGGTCGATGCGCTTAGTGATGCCATCCAACGGCACAGCCTCATCGGTTGCCGCCATGATGGCAGCACGGCCTTTGGCGCGAAGACCGGCGGCCAGCCCAATAAGCGTAAGGAATGCGTCCGCCTTGGCAATGATGGTCGCGGCCAACTCGGCCTCGGTGATGCCAGCGCATTGAGCCTCTGCGGCAAGCATGGCGGTTTGACCGGGTGTTGCGGTGCCCGCCTCAAAAGCGCGGGCCGCTTCCTCTTTGACCCTCCATGTGTCGCGTTCGGCCACGGTCGCGTCGCCGGTCAGCGCCACGAGATAGATGGCATGCTCCTGATCAATGCGGGCCAGCGCGGTCTTGCGTTGATCCTCGCGCGGCTTGGGTGGCGCGGCATCAAGCGCATCCTCTGGTGGCACTTCACCAATCGCGATGATGGTGTGATGCGAGCCATCGGCCAGCCAGTATTCCGTGCCGCGATGATCCGGCTTGATGGTCCAAGCATCATCGGCCCATATTGCGACCTCGTAGTCGCCGGTCCTGGGCGGTGCCTTGATCGTGGCATTTGCAGGCGGCGGTGCGGTGCCGTCCAGCGGGTCAGAGCGATACTGGACCTCGCCAAGGATCTCGCCTGTTTTGGGGTGATAACTGTAAGCGGTGTTCATGGGCGCGATCCTCAAAACTTGATGCAGAACATTTGCGCGATGTTGCGGGGCCGGGTTTCGGAGCCACCGACATTCAATGTGAACCAATGACCGGAACCCGGCAGAAAACTGTCACCATTCGAGGTGGTGCCGTTTTCGTCGACAAGTGAAACCACGCTTCCAGCGTACGCGCCTTTTGTTGCGATTGGGTGACTGTGGCTTTGAACCGCATGGCCTTGCCACGAACCAAAGGCGCGTCCGCTATCCACGCCGCGTCCGTTGTCCCAACCACGCAGAAACTCGCCACGAGCATCGAGTGTGCCAAAGGTGGTGGACCCGTCACCAGCGCCGTATGTGGTGCCCGTGCGCCAGAAAAGGTCAGCGTAGGAGTCGCGGTTGCGCGCGGCACCATTGGCCTCTAGGCGATCCAGAAGATCGCCACTATGCGTCTGTATGACCAGATCACCGATGTCCGGCCCATCCGCCGTCCAATTGCTCCAAACGCCAGTACGGCGGGTGCGGATATGCTTGGTTAGGAACACCCCACCTGGTGTGATGCGATAGGCTTTCTGGACTGCGCTGCCGTCGGAAAACTCGGTGTGTTCGATGGTGCCGCCGATGGCGAGAGGTGGGATCAGAACGCCTTGCGCAGCGGTCCAGATCGAGGTGGCGTTCACGGCATCGAGTGCCGCGTCATCGGCAATGGCCGCGACTACTGGCGTTTTCAGATTGCCAATCTCAGCAAGGACAGTGGCCGCGAAATTCGGATCATCACCAAGCGCCGCCGCCAACTCGTTGAGCGTGTCCAAAGCACCGGGCGCACCATCCAGAACGTTCGCCATGATTGCAGCAACCAACGCAGGGGACATCACCTTGTCGGTGCGCGCACCCGCAACAGCCTCCGCCTCACTTGCAAAATCAACCGTCAACGCGCGGTCTTCCGACAGGTCACCCCCACCCAGCAATCCAGCACCGGTGCCTAAATTCCGCTCAACCGGCACGTAGGCGTCAGTGGATTGCACACTCAAAATGAGGTTTTCCAAGTCAGAAAACACCACATTGATGCGCACCAACGCTGTCACGGTGTCTTTGGGCTTGTTCACTGGCGGGTCATATTTTGCCAAGGCAATCAAGTCGCCATCCACATCAAACAACCCGGCCTCGCGAATGATGAATGGCCCTTCATTCGCATCCAAAAGGATTTCGAAGAACGCAGTATTCAAAGTTTCTGGAACAAGACCATTGCCCTGAACCTGCTTTCGACCGGCTTCATTCAGAAGGGCGGTTTCGCCACCGCCGGGCACACGGTCACCATCACCCCAAGCGATTTCAGTGACAGACAGCGAGGTTCCATTTGCCAGCGCAGCCGCCTCTTTGTTACGGCCAACATTGGTCATGATTGCATATGACGACATGGCTACTCCTTACGCAGCTGTCACGGTTGTTTTGATTTGCGTTGTCGGAACCACAGCGAAAGATGCGGCGACAACTGATAAGGGCGGTGGGTCTATCCGGGACTCGGCGGTCGCCTTCAGATAGGTCACCGGAAACGCGCCGATGTAAGCGGGCGCGACAGCACGAACGCCCAACTCCAATGACCAACCGCGCGAAATCGGCGAAACACTGTTCAGCATGGACTTCATCGCGCTGACCACCGGTGCAGTGACAATCAATTCATCAGCACCATCCAGAGGGTCAGTCACAAACGCGCGGGTCGTGAACGTCCCGGGAATGCCCGAACCATCAGGTTCAAACCATTCCACCAGTTCGACATCAACGCCGAACGACTTTAGCGCAGTCCGAATGCCATGAGGCGTGCCCTTGTAGCGGTGGACTTCGGAGCTGACAGCAATGACGCTGCGCTTGATGTCTTCAGGCCATTCGGAATCCCAAGCGTCAACGGAGTTTTCCCACGCCAGATGGTCCAATAAGCCCACATCGACCGACCAAGGATCTTTGGTTATCATCTGGACCGGCAGGGCAAACAGCCGTTCTTCTAAGATGTCCAGCGCCTTCGCCAGCGGGGTGGCCGTGGGCGGAAGCAAGGTGTCTTTCACATCAAACATCGCGCCACCCCCCGGTGATGGATTGCAGCGTCACGGTGATGCCGGTGCAGTGGGGCGCATCGAATGGCCCGATGTCCAAGTCAGCAGCAGGAGACACCAGTTCGACATCAACCACGCCCTGCACATTCAGCGCCGCCGCGATGGACGTGCGGTAAAGTTTGCGCCCGATGCGGATGCGGCCATTCACGAATGCCTGCGCTGCCGCCTGCGCCGCCGCCTGAACCGCTGACGCGGTTTCCGGGGTGGTGACATGCAGAACCGCTTCGATGGCGTAGGGCACCGGCTGCGCGGACACCACGGTCAGCTTGTCGGCCACCGGGCGGCGCTTGTCGGTGGTGCAGTGCTGGAACACCGCATCCAGAAGCGCCGCATCCGCCGTGCCGTCGCCTTCGCTCGACAAGATGACCATCTTGGGTTCGGCGGGCGGAATGGCCGGGTCCAGCCCGTGGTTCGGGCCATAGACCGCCACGTCCACCACTCGGTCATCGGCATCCAGCGCCCAATAAACATATGACCCCTCGGTGCCATGCGGCGACCACGCTTCGATGACCAGCTGGATGCGGGCGCGAAACGCTTCATCGCTTTCCATGACTGGATTGTCCGGGTCTTTGTCATCCAGCACCTTGCGCAGCACGCCGCGATTGGCCCCAATCTGGTCAAGGTCATCGCCACGTGCCGTGGACAGGAACACCGACCGCACCGCTTCATTGATGCGGTTTTCCAGATACAGTTCCCGCGCTGCCGCCGCTTCATTCAGATAGCGCATCGGGCTGGCCGCGATGTTGCGGGCCAGCGCCATGACTTCGGCCACCTTCGGCGCGTCGAAGACTTCCGCCAACTGCGCTTCCAGTTCGACCAGTCGCGCCTCCAGAATGGCGTCGAAGTCCAGAACGCCAATCGCGGTCGGGTCCGGCAGTGTGGTCAGATCCAGCGCGGCAAAGCGGCTCATGCGGCAAGGCTCCAATTTTCCACCCGGTCACGCATGACGCGGATGGTCTGAATGTTATCGACAACCGTGGTCAGGTCGCCCTTGTGGGCGTTCGGTCGGTGGTTCCCGATCAGGGTCATGGTGATGGCCCCGGTTTCGGCACCCTCCACCGCCACATCGGTCAGTTCAAAACGGGGTTCCCACCGTTCCAGCGCTTCGGCCACGGCCACGTAAAGCGCCAGAACATTGGCTTCATTCATGGGCGCATCGACCAGCGCCGGAACTTCGGACCCGAATTCTCGCCGGAAGACGCGGGCATTCAGCCGCGTGGCAAGGATGGTCTGGATGCTTTGCACCACGTGATCCCACTCTTCGACCGCGCCCCCGGTGTTATGGTTCAGGTCCATGGCGATCAGCCCTCGGCCTTGTCGCCTTTGCTTGCGGGCTTTTCAGCATCCGCCTTCGGCTTGGTCGCGGCCTTTGTTGCGGCGGCTTTCAGGCCGGTACCGTAGGGCGGGAGGTAGTATTTCGCCTGCGCGGGAATCATCGTGATGGACTCGCCCGCCGTACGGTACACGCCCCCGATTTCGCGGGATTGCGTCACTTCATAGTCCACCGGGGCGGTTTTGGTGTTGGTCATTTTTCACTCCTTGGGTTTGGGCTATCCGCCCGCAAAAACGTCGCCAGAACCGACGGCGACACTTGACCCGCAATTAACGGGATCACCGATGCGTCCAATCTGACGCCCGTTCACGAAAACAGTGGCCGACCCGCTGGCCAGCACTCCGGCGTGCGTTTCCGGTATGGCTGGGCAGGTGTGCGGCTGCCACGCATCCCCTTGTCGGTGCACAGCGATGCCATTGGCAAAGACATCACCGCTGCCCTCACTACTTGGGCGCGGTGGCCAGCAGCCATGACCGGTGCAGGCATCGCCTTTTCTTGTGACAGCAGGCATCAGTTCAGGTCGATGCGCGGCGAGTCCAGGACGATGCCGCCATCCGTCATGGTTATTGTACTTGCGCCCACCTTCAGGACCATGGTCGCCCCTCCGCCACTTATAGTCACGCTGGCCGCGCCCACAGACGCCAGAACGTATTCATCGCCAGCCCCGGAGGGTCGGCCATTCGCGTCCGAATTCAAGCTGCCCTGAATGCTGGCATCGTGAAGGTCGCCCGATTCCGAATACAGCTTCACCTGCTGCCCAACAGAAGGTGGGTTATGTGTCTTGTTCGCCCCAGCTGCTGGCTCTTCCCATGGTATCCAGCCTGTCAGGAAAGGCGTATCGCCCTCCAAAAGCCGCACCCGCGCCACGCCGTTCGCGGCGTCCACCTGCTCAACCACGCCGGTCCGCGACTGCGACCGAATGCGCCGTTCCAACTCGCTAACCCGGCGGCGCAGGTCATCAATGATTTCCGGAAGACCCGCCATCAGACCGGCACCGCATCATTCGTCGCGTCCGTTACCACTACGTCACGCGCCACGCCGCCGAAGGTGTAAAGGCGCAGCCCGTGCGCATCGCGGGTGGTCATGCCTGTCTGGCGCTCGAATTCCTCATACGAGCCGTACGCAGGGTCGCCTAGCAATTGCTGGAACAGCGCCAGTTGCGGCACGTTGTGTCCGGCCATCAGGGCCATGAAACGCGGCCACGGCCCGCCTTCCGCCAGCGGCTGACCGTGGCGCGGGTCGGCAAAGACATCGACCGTCAGCTTGGTTTGGCCAGCCGCAAGGCGGACGTTTTCCGCAGAACTGCTGGAACGGACATGTTCCTTCGTCACATAGGCTTGCACGAAATCCCCGAAGACCTGCGCCCAAGGGTTGTCAGGGTCGGTCAGGATGCGACTGATCTGAACATCCAGCGCATCCAGAACCGCTTCCAGATTGGCGTCGGTCGCCGGGAACAGGTCCACGATTTCTGTTTCCCCGGTTTCCTTGTTCGTTTCGGCCATCGTGACCGACACGCCGCAGTTGAACGTGACGGCCACCCGGCCATTCGACCGCAGCCCGGTCTGGCCCAACTCTTGGGCCTTGGCCGCATCGGTATAGACCGCAATGAATGGGCGCTGCTGGTCGCTGCGCAGCTGACCGTCCGCCGTCTGGTCTATGGCGGAAATCTGACTGTCTAGCACGTTGTCACCAACAAGCGTGCCGCCAGCCTTCAGCGCCTGAACCGCCGCAATCCGCAGTGCCATCATCGTCAGCGACATCAGCTTGCATCCCCGAGTTCGCAAATCAGTCGAAGGTGCGACCGGTCATCGACCGACAGCACTTCGAACACCGGCTGGCCATCGCGGTCCAGCGCCACCACCTTATCACCCTTGCGCACCACCAGAGCGGCATGCACCGCACGGTCGATGCGCAAATGTCCACCATCTGCCGTCACACCCGCGCGGGCGTTGTTCCCGCGACCGAAGTTCAGTCGCTCCGCATCGCGGTCACCCGTCCGCAGCACAGCGGTGAATTCCACCGCATCGCGTTCCGGGTCTTTGCGGCCCTCGGCCAGTGGAAGATGCCGGACGGTCTCCGACCAGACATCATCCACTTCAGCCATCAGGTCTTCGCGCAGACTGCGGTCCATCAGGATGCGGGCTGCAGCGCGGCCAATTCGGTGACCGCTTCATCCAGTTCTTTGGTCAGGCCTTCCCAGCCGTCATCGCCTTCGGACATTTCGCCCAACTTGGCGTTCAGGCCATCGACACGGGACTGCGCTGCTTCCAGCTTCGCTGCAGCTTCCGCAGCGGACTGTCCGCCGGATTTCTTCGGCGCAGCCTTCTTCGGCGCATCACAGAACGCGGCAAAGCCATCCTGCACCACGTGGTCCGCATAGCCTTCAGGAAGCTGGACGGGTTCACCGACCTGCATCTTCTGGTCCTTGTCTTCACCCATCACATCGCCGGGCACGGTGGCATTGCTCTTGAAGGCCACCCACTTCTTCTTCGACTGCGCCATGATTGTCTCCTTCACAGGCTGAATTCCGAAGCGCCATGCGGGCGCTTGGGGATGCAGCCAAAGGCCCGGCAGTTTCCCGCCGGGCCTTGCTTCACTGTCCTGCTCTTCAGGTTTCAGGCGATCGTCAGCTTTTTCAGCACGCCGGGACGGGTGCAGAGCGAAATCGCGTTCATCTGACTGTCCAGATGATACCCCTTATCGTCATAGCGCTCCTTCAAGCGCGTATATCGCGGAAGCCCAATTGTGTTCGGTGCCCCATTCCAATCACTTGGCGCAAATCGCGTGATGAAAAGGTCGCGAACTCCCACCGGGAAGGCACGCGCCTCGTTATCCGCAATAAACGCCGCGCCACCATTCGCGGCGGTCGCTTTCTTGCCGGTGCGGTAGCGTTCGAAGGTGACCTTGCCGACCGTGAACACGTCCGGCGCACCGTCGCGCAGCTGATAGCCCATGTTGTCGGCAAGGAAAGTTTCGCGGACTTCCTTTTGCCCCCACAGGGCATCGTGGAAGTCGCGACCACACATCGCGTGGATGTGGTCATAGGAAGCATCCAATTCGTCTTCCATCGCGTAGACAACATCGCCCTTGATTTTTCCGGCAATGCCGGTGACATCCGCGTTGATGCCAAGCGCAATCGGCGCAGGCACGGCAAGGCCGAAGCGGTCATAAAGGTTGTGCAGCACCTTGCCGCTTTTGGATGTCACAACGCCTTTGATGGCCCCAACCCGCTGGTGTTCCAGCGTGGCATCCAAGTCTGCGGCATGACGGGCCAGCCGGTCATCAATGCGGTCCTGCATTGTTTCCAGCTGCACTTCAGAAGAAAACTGAAGGATGCCAAGGATTTCGTCGGCACTGATGGTGTCGTTGTATTCATAGTGGTCAATGACAAACGGCAACGCTTCACGATCCCCCTCATCAACCGTTTGCCCCGGCGCACCGCGCGGGGTCGGCTCCACCAGCGACAGGTTTCCATCCTGCACACGAATCTTGACCATGTTTGTCAGCTCGCCGCGCTCATCGAACAACTTCAAAGCACTGAGTTGGCCGGGAACATAGGGCTGTTTGTTGATTGCCGCAGTTAGGGCAATTACGGAAAATTCAGTTTCCCACATTTCGCTTCTCCTTAGCGCACGCGGATGCCGACAGCGTTCAGCTGCGTCACCTTCGCATCGGTTTTGGTCTGGTCATCCACCGAGGCGTCGAAGGACAGCATCGGCAGCTTGGCTTCGGCATCGCGGTCGATGGCGGTGACTTCCACCGCTTGGTCGGTCGCATCGACGCCATAGGCCAGAATAGCCACGGCAGTTTCGGCACCTTCCTTGCCGACCACTTCGGCATCGGGCGCGGGAACGTATTCGCCGGTGGCGGTCACCTTGCCCAGAACGGTGCCAGCGGCCAGCTTGCCTGCACCATTGGCGATGGTGACGATGCTGCGCGAACGGCGACCTGCGGATTCAGACAGCAGGAACGCCAGATTGCGGGTCTGCATGGTTACATTTTCCATGGCTTATGCCTCCTTTCCGGCACGGCGGGCGGCATAAATGCCCCCGGTGTTGATGGTGGCCTTCGGCTTGGCCGAAGCGCCCGGCGCGGGCTGCGCAAGGTCAGCGGCGGCACTGCGGCTGGCCTGATACTTGGCGGGGTTCGGCGCATCGTCGGCCTTCGCCTGCGGCGCATCGGTTGCAGCCGCCTTCAGCGCCGCAATGGCGTCATCGGCTGGCATGTCGGTGTCGAACGCCAGATGCTTCGCAAGGGTTTCATGCCCCTTTGCCGCATCGTCTTCTGTGATAGCTTTGATGCGGGCCTTCACATCCGCAGCGCTGGAAGCATCAGCGCCGCCGGTCGGCTGACCGGTGGCCGGATTGGCGGGTGTCTTGTCCGCCGCTTCAGGTTTGGGTGCCATGGTCGGTTTCTCCTTTTCATGGTCCGGGGGTTGCACGGCGGACGCCGCGTTTCGGGTCGCAGCTTCGAAGGACCAATTTTCCTTCTTCGCCATGGCCACGAGTTTCTTGGGGGCTTGGGAATAAACCCGGTAATCGAAGGCGGCGACAGCCTTGGCGCGGCCCCCTTCGGTATCGGTTGCGAACCCGCGTTCCACCGCTTCCGCGCCGGTCAGCCACAGTTCCGCCTTCATGTCTTCGCGGATGGTTTCGGCATCTTCGCCGGTCTGTTCGGCGTAGATGTCAGCCATCAGGTCGGCCAGCTTGTTCAGCTGTTCGGTGGACTTTTCGTGGTCACCCGCGTTGCCCCACGTAAACTTCGCCGGGTCATGGATCATCATCAGGGCACCGGCCCGCATGGTAATCGTGTCACCGGCCATTGCGATGACCGAGGCCGACGATGCGGCAATGGCATCGACCACCACGGCCACGTCGCCGCGATGCGCCCTCAGCGCGTTATAGATGGCGATTCCGTCATCGGTATAGCCGCCGCCGGAATTGATGCGCACGGTGATGTCTGCATCCCGCCCCAGCATCGCCAGCGCGTCGATGACCTGCGATGCGGTGAAGCCATCACCCCAAAAGTCATCCCCGACGAACCCGTAAAGCACGAGTTCGCCATCCACCAAGATGGTCATGTCTGTCTCCTTGTCGGTCAGGTGAAGCGGAACCGCTTCGCATGTCTGGTGCGGGCCGCGCCGCCGGTCTTCCGGCGACAGGCGTTTTCGTATTCCGCAATCAGCTGTTTCAGGTCATCCAGCCGCGCCCGCTGGAATGTCACCTCTTCGCCGTCCATGCGCACGGTTTCCCGTAGCTGGCCCGCACTTAATCGGATGCGAACCTTGCGCAGCGCATCTGCCATCGCGCAGGTGTCATCCATCTGCACGACATCTTGGCCAACCTTCATCGTACTCATGGGGCAGGCTCCGTTTCGATGATGGGCTGCGTATCCCGTACCGCATAGGGCGATTCCATCCCGGCATCGACATAGCGTTGATGTTCCCGCTGGCGCTGTTCAAACAGCGCGTCAGGGTCCACCCCAAGATCGCCGGTCTCATTGGCGATGGAACTGGTGCCATTCGACAGTCGTTCGGTCGAAGCCCGTGCCGACTTGTAATCGTCAGCCGTGGGCTTCGCAGGGCCTTGCCAGTTGGCAGCTGCAACCCGGTCGCGGTTTGCGCGGAAGGCTTCATATCCGCCTTTGAACGGAATGCAGCCTTCGCCCACTTCTTCATCCAGCCAATTGCCGTAGACCATCTGGCACATCGGGGCTGCGATGCGTTCGCGCCGCCGCATCACCACGGCCCAGATGGACGCATTCTCCATGCGAACGCTGGAATAGGTCGCGGCGGTGTGGTCCATCGTCAGGCCACCGTAGGTGATGCCGATGGTGCGGGCCATGTCGCGGGCAAGGCTGTTCGAGAATGGCAGGAAGTCCTGACCGGGAACCTGCGCGCTTTCCATGCCCAGTTTTTCGCCGGGGCCAAGATGTGACACCTGCGGATCGGAGCCGACTGAAATCCGGCTATCCGCAGCACGGTCCAGCTGCGCCCCAAGATAGTCCAGATATTCCTGCGCGTACCCCGTGCCGCCCTCGCTTTCCTTCAGCACTTCCAGTGCCTCATAGGCGTCTTGACTTGGCGCTTCACTGGTAAGCGTGATGGCAAAGACCGTCTGCAGGATGGCCATCTGAAGGGTCGCATCATCCAGCATTTCCGCCTGAATGTGCTTGCGGAAAGCGGGGGCCAGAAGTGAAATGCCGCGAACATCGGTGGCGTCCATCGGGTCGAATACGTGCATGACCAGCGGACGGCCATCGACATCGAACGCGGCATAGTCACGCTTTGACTTCAGGCCGGTGGTGACGGTCTCAAAGCGGTAGGAAACCGGACGGCCCTTGCCATCGTGGTGCACCCCTTGAAACAGACCTTCCAGCGGGCTGGTGTCCTGTACCAGCCGGGGCGGCGGAACAAGGCACAGCTTGGTGCCGCTGGTGATGCCATAGCGGCTGCGGTCGCCTGCGGTGAAGAAGTCGAAGACGCCGGTCGCCTCGCCATAGGCGATGTGCCAGCGCAAGCCGATGTCCACCATTTGCGGGCCAGTCAGCTTGCCGCGCATGTCGCATTCGCGGGCGTTGCTCCAGTAGCGCTGCCAGCGCCTCTTCACCAGCCTGATCCAGTCCGCCTTTTCCTTTTCGTCATACCCCATGCCAGACAGGTCCGGGTCGGGCGTCAAGGTCAGACCTACACCAACCGTGTCGGCCAGAACCTGATCAGTCGCACCTTTCAGGCGACCGCTGTTCTGGATCAGATCCATGGCCAAACCGGCGGCGCGCGACCAAGACCGGCGCACATCGTCACGGTGGTTGGTCAGCGGCGCGACCCGCGATGCGATGACGCCGCTTTTGGTGTCACGCATGTAGCGGGCCTGCGGGCGCGAAGGCCGTGCAGCCGCTGCCAGCGGCGTTCCATCTGGTTTGATAAGACCGCTCATCGCGTCCTGTTTCTCCACTTCGACCGCGCACGCTCCTTGGCCTGCGCTTCGGTTTCGTCTTCGCCGGGCTTAGCGGCTTCTGCTGGTTCGGCTTGCGGCTTCGCTGCCATCAAAAGGTCTTCGAAGTCGCCCTGAACATCTTCAGGCGGGCGTTCGCGCTCCGACATCAGCCGGTCCCATTCGGTGTCCGGCAGGTTGCGGACCCCAAGGCGGATGGCGGCGGCTTCCGCTTGCAGGTGGGTGTCCAGACCCTCGTTCGCTTGGTTCGGGTCTTTCACCCACAGATACCGGGTGAAGCCCGACTTTGCCTTTTGCGCCTTTCGGCTTTCCGCCGTCAGTTGCCGGAAAAATTCGTCTTCCAGCCCTTTCGGCATGGCGATGAAGCCGCGTTCTTCCGGGTCGGTTTTCTTCAGGTTCCGGTAGAGGCCCATTTTCAAAACCGACGAGGCGAAGTTGAAAAACCGCTTGGAGTAGCGAACAACCTTGCCGCGCCGGTTGCGCTCTTTCTTCACCTGCGCCAGCAGCGGGGCGCTTTCAGGATGAACGCCACGCACCATGATGACACGGGATGCCGGGTGCCGCCGCGCCCACTCCCACACGTCTTCGGTGTAGGCGTTGCCGTCGATGGCCAGCATGTCGATTTCGACCTTTCGCCCGTAAGCGTTCCGAAACCCCTGCCGAAGCAAGCCGTTCAGCTTTGTCTGGCATCCCTCATCGGAAATGTGCCCGTTGAACACGCCGTACTCGACCACGGCGCGCCGCTTGTTCTGACCCCATGCCACCACCTGCCATTCCACGCGGTCGCCCTGACAATCCACGCCGCAGGTCAGCATCGGATAGCCCGCCGGGATATTCCCGTGCGAATAGTCCGACTCTGCCGCGCGGTCGCGGATGTCTTCCCACGGCGGCGCTTCGCCCAAGACCCGGTAGGCTTTACCCACCACGTCATTCCAGAAGGTCTGCTCCTTCGGCGGGTCACCCTTGGCCGACAACCATGACCGCGCGATGCGCTCAAACGACTGCAGCAGGGAATAGGCCGACCAAAGGTAGAAGGACCGGTGCACCCGCTTCATCTTCGGGTTCGAGGCAACCCACTTGGCACCCCGCAGCATCTTCGGGCGGTGATGCTCTTCAATCGACGCGCCACACCCTTCGCAGGTGAAGTGCGCCCGTTCCGGATGGTCTTCATCCAGAGCGGCCAGCATGTTTTCCCATTCCAGCACCTGCATGTGGCCGCATTCGTCATGCGGGCACGGCACATGCAGAAATTCCTGACTGCCGGACTCGAAGTTCTTGGTGATGCGACACCCCGGAACCACCATGGGTGTCGAAATCTTGAAAATCTTGGCGAATTCGTAACCCTGACTGCGGCTGTCCGCTTGGGTTTCCGGGTCGCCCGCGCTGTTCATATCCCACTTGGCAAGGTCATCCTGAACCTGCCGGGACATGGACACCTGCGAAAGCGAAGCGGGCGAATTCGCACCTGAAATCTGGATAGCCCCGCGACCGTCGCGGCGCTCTTTGTAGAAAACCGAATCCTGCCCGTCGCGGGCCTTCATCGGGAAAATCTTGCGCAGCGCCGTTGTGCCTTTCAGCATGGGCGACAGCTTCATCTTCGACCACCGCCGCGCGTTTTCATCGGTCGGGTGGACATAAAGGAAATCGCCGGGGTCCATGTCCATGGAGCCGCCGGTGAAGATATTGGCCAGCACCGTGCCGCCCAGCTGCGCCGACTTCGACAAGGTGACAACCCGGCACGGATCATCGGGCGACAAGGCCCGCAGGATTTCATCAAAGTAGCTGAACCGTTCCCGATTGTAAGGACCGGGCAGCGGGCTTTCCCGCGACGAAAACACAATGTTTTCTTCCGCCCACGTCAGGTAATCGACGGGCGGCGGCGGGTCAATGATATCTGCAAGAACATGGTGCGCCATCCATTCAGCGCTTGTGACGGCGACATCCAGCATCAGGCATCCAGTTCAACCGAGGTGGTCGCTTCCTTTTCCACATCATTCGCGCGGGCGCGTTCTTTCATCGCCGCCGTCTTGCGGACCTTCTTGAATTCCGCCCGCAGCAGGTGCAGGACATCGCGCTGCGGCACGTCAAATTGGGCTGCAACCGCCGCCGCAAGGTCGGGCAGCGCGCCTTCGAAAATCTGCAGCATCATTCCTGCAATGCGGCTCATCTGTTCGCGGGCGTCATCCGCGTCCATCAGCATGCCTTGCCGCAGCGCTTCATCCGACGCCTGCAGGCGGTTGCGGCGCAGCTGCTCTTCCAGCTTCGCCCGCTTCAGCTGGTCTTCGACGGTATCGGGCTTTGGTGCAGCCGGGGTCGATGACGGGGCTGGCGCTTCGGGAGCGGCCTGTTCAGGCGGGGCAGCTTCGGCAATCGGCAGGCTTGGCTGCTGATCCGGCGCGGGGTCGGGTTCAGGCACAGCGGCAGGCTGTACCTGCGCCGCATCGTCCACCGTTGTCCTGGTCGCGATACCGTTGCCAAGCGATTGGCCGATGTCACGGTTGCGCCGGACCTGCTCGACCGCGACCGCGTAGATGATCTTGCCTGTCTTTCCCGGTTTGGTGAACGCATCGTCGCGCAGGATGTCCTTCGACTTCCACTGGCTGACCGCCGCGCGGCTGACCCCCATCGCCCGCGCGAAATCGGCCTGCGACATTTCCTGATGTGCTGGCTGCATGTGTGCCTGTCCATCCTGTCCGGGGCCGGTGGGGCAGGTATGTTAAGCGCCCGGCGTTAAGTGAAATCCCCTATTGTTAAGGCTTTCCAAAACCCGTCTGACTGCCGAACCCTCGGGTTCCTCTCTTCT